TGAACGCTAAATCACTTATGCCATACCAATATATAGGCTTATCAATGCCGTTTGTAGCACATATAGCGTTACCATACCTGCATACATCCCACATCTCGGTTTCTGAAAACTCGTACTGATCGCCATAATCCCCATCACTATCCACCGCTTCGGGGTTATCGAGCGGATTGACGCAATCCCACTTATTCCCTACCTCGTCATACGCGTAGATATTGCTCTTCGTAAACGCGATAAATTTTTCCGTGCTTGCGTCTTCTAAAACAAACCGCTCTAATCGTATAACCGGGTTCCCGTCAGTCGTTTGTATTTGTGTGGGGTTGGTGAGCTTTATATATCCCGGCGGCTCTAATTCGGCAAAAGTGGCGGTTATACCCCAAGCTGCCCAATAATCTCCGAACTCATTGGGCGTATAATTATCAAGCCAGATTTGGTAAGCCGTGCCGCTCGCTACGTATTCCTCTCCAACAAGATCATAGATAGGTATCTCAACTACGTTGCTGATTTTATAATAGTTATCCTTCTTCTCTAAGTAGATGTCGCTGCCAACTGCGAATCCTTCAGGTAGTGATAATAGATTGATCCGTATAGGAGTTGCTGTCTGTATATATAACGTAGTGCTTTGTACCTGAAAAGTGCTTTCTATTTCGGTGTACCCAAATGCCCCGCTATACCGATACTTCCCCGCAAAATCTGCTGCCTCAGGAAGACTGACCTGCGGGTTGTCGGCAAACAGTAACCCGCTGCGCATCTGAGACTTCTTAATCTCGCCGTCCTGTATGGTTATATTCTCGTTCTCAGGCGTTATCGCCTTGTTGAGTAGTATAACAGGGAAGTCCTCACGTTTGCCCATCACGGGGCTATATATGGCGAATTTAGGCATATTAAAACTTTAAGCAGGTGAACTTGATTGAATGATAAGAAGATGTATTATTTTTCCTTATTTTAGGCGTTACGTTTGCCGTAATTTCGTTTTCATTGGTATATACCCCGGCAAGGGTTAAGTTTTTGCCTTTCTGACCTTTCCCATCATGAGCACCGATCCAGACTATATCGCTATTTGCTTCCGAAGAAGACCCGCCTGCCACTTCGTTAAAAAATAATGCTATTCGGGTGTCAGTCTTGTATCCAGAAATAGATCCGGTAACAATAACGTGGATCGTCTCGCCCGGCTCCATACTAAAAGTTGGACCGCTCTTTTCATCTTGTGTGCAATCGCCAAACGACAGACCGCTTACAGCAATACTTTCAGAGGCTGACGTAATCTTACTATCAACATATTCTTTCGTAACCGCATCCGTATCGTCAACGGGTTCGCCTATGTTTTTAACAGGCAATCCGCCGCAATCTATCTCCTCTTCGTTAATCTCAACGGTCTTAAATGCGGAACCATCGCTAACCTCTAACTTAAGCCTACCCTTTTCATCATCTTCTGTGCCATAGTGAGAGCCTACTATCTTGCTGATTACTCCGTTTCTGCCCTCAAACACAACTTCACCCTTAAAATCTCCGTCCGCATTTGTCGCTTGCGTATTCAAAAGACGCAGTTTGGGGTATGCGGAAACTCCATCAGCTACTGTTCCAAACTCCCCACCGGCGGTAAGCTGTACTTGGTTATCCGCTTGGTCGGTGAAGAACAATTCGGGATTGCCGTCAGGGTCTTCTATAACGCTGATAGTGCCAAGAGCATCGCCGCTTGCGTCCACAAGAGACACCTGCTTATGCTTACCTGCATCGGGATCATTGTAGGAGCCGCTTGAAGCCGATCCCGTATAGTGGTCTATCCCCCAGAGCTCTATAATGCCCTGCTTAAGCTCTCGAATACGGCTTGCACCAAACTTTAAGGGTTCGCCCGTATCCGGCGGGGTGTTTACATTGATGGGTGTTGATTTTAACATAGTGTTATGATCTCCTCGTTACTGTAAAAAACATATCCGCAGGCAGAATCAATAAGGCGTTTTCGTATCTCTGCCTCATAAACTCCGTCTTATCTTCGATTTCATAATCTTCATAAACTTTTTGACAACAGAGATATATAATCGCCGACTTGTATATATCCGTAAACATTATCGTTGTAACATCTTCGGGGTGATAAGCCTGATATTTAATGTCGTAGCTCTTGCCGTTATCGATACCCGCGAAGTATATCTTCTCATCATCCCAGCCATAGCCGTAACAACCGGCTAATACCTGGCTCAGGGGCAGAGGGTCTAATTCTTCGTTGTCCACAAAAACCATTGACGCGTCTATATAGTCCGAAGGCTTGTCGATTGTATAAACGCCACTGACTGAATCGTGCAGATTGCTTGTCGCGATAGTACCGGCAACCGAAGCTTTTATAGCCCCAGTGCGCAAAGAGAGCTCGTAAAGAGCGTCAATTAGATACTCGTCGATGTCTTCAAGATCGGTTCTGCCGGTTCGCTTTACCACTCGATTGTATATATCTGTCTTTGTCATTTTATTGGTATTACACCCAAAATCTACGTTTGCACCGGCCGCTCCGGTTGCGAAGGCTGCCTTCTTCACCGCGTATATCATATCCGTATGTACGATATACTTAGTGTTGTGAGGAGCATCGCCGTAACCGCTTGACCATACAGGCCTTTGCCCCCAAGCCAAGCCGCCTGCCTGTGCACCGCAGAACAACGATCTTGCGACCGTTACACTGCTTGCGCAAGCGTCAGCTGAGGTTGCCGCGCCTTGCGAACCGCTGCCCTCGAAGTATTCACCAGTACCCCAATCGCTTGTTGCACTTGTGCCGGTTCGCATATGAAGCAAATCGGTAACCTTGATGAGAACATTGTTCCATACGTAGTCAACAGCCTTAAACAGCTTGTTGTCGCCGCCTCGATTATCCGCATAAGTTAGAGCGTTAAGGAAGGCGGTCTCCGCCCTCAAACTCTTAAGCTGTAACTCGTTGATGAACAACAGGTAGTAGGGGCTGCCGTTAACCATAATCGGACGCAGAGGACTCACGGGGATAGCCACACCACTTGCGTTGATGTAGTAGTCCCTCTTGGCCATACGTCTTACATAGTCAATCACCTTTGTACCCATCAGGCAGTTGGCCGCACTGGTAACGCTGGAATGGTTCGCCACGCGAGACAAAACACCCGCAGAAGTTTGACCGCCGATGAACGACCGCAACGCGGTTGCGCCCTTGGTTATCCCTACCTCGTTTACCGTTTCGATGTAAACGTTTGTAGAACCCGTGGCGATAGCTCTCTCACCGGTGATCTTACCCATAATCGTAGTCGTGGGCATACCAGAGAGAGCGCCCACCATATCAGCGGCTTGCGTCCTACCAGTCCACTCGGCAAGCGTCTGCTTGCCTTTGGGACGTAGATGATCGTAAGCGCTCTTCTCAGTCATCTTGCCGTTAAGCTTCTGACTGTGGCCTCTCTCGTGCAGCTGGATGCTGTCCTCATAGAACGTCATCGAGCCTTCATTACCCTCATAATCACCGTCATCACCCTGGCCGGTACTGTCATCGAGACCGCGCAATGCCCACGTAACCTTGTCGCCCCTCATCTTCTCCGTGCCGGCGATGATTTGGATTACACTGTCATCGCCACTGCCGATAAACGGAGATAGCGGGTTTGCGTTAAACGCAAACTTGAAATCGTCCTTGCTCCACTGTTCGGGAATAAGGGCGTTGTTTACTGAACCTCTTTTAAATTGTGTTGCTGCCATTATTAGTTTTTCTCCTAATATTTCAGGAGATTACAAGGCCATCAACGAATATGCTACATCCCGGCAAACGCCCTCAATGCCTCATCTTCGTCTTCAAAACCCTCATCTCCTAAGGATTGTTGTTTTGTTTCTTTGGCAACATCATTTGATAACCCTAACACACTTCTAAGCGGAGCGATCTTCTTTTCCACAAGCTCATAAGCCGTAATAGCAGGGTCGGCGGCGGAAGCGATTTGCTTCTTTTCTTCCGCGGTAAACGGCATACTCTTAGCAATCTGCATCTTCTGAGCATAGTCGGGGTATTTAGCCCTCGCCGCTTGCTCTGAAGTAATAGCCTTTTGTTCAAACTGTGCCGTCTCCAACTTCTGCCGTTCAAGCTCCAACTCTTGCCGTATCTTTCTTTCAAGACCGGAAATCGTCTTCTTAACCTGTGCGCCCGTGATGAAGTCTTCATCGTCAATATCATCTATACCGGAATTTACCGCATCCGTCTGCGTATTACTGACGCTTTCGCCTTCATCAGGATTAATGCTTGCAAGCCGTTCTTCGAGCTCTCTTGCTTTTTCTTCCGCTGCCTGTGCCCGTTTACGGTACTTCTTAAACGCTGCGGCAGTGGCAGGGTCAACGCCTTCGGGTTCTGCTTCTTCGGCATCATCACCCTTAGCGGCTTCCGCTTCCTTCTGCTTCTCTGCAATGTCATAAATACCGGGGATACCCACATTGCGGTCATCTGTCGCGTCATCGTCAACGCTAACATCAGCAGATTGCTCTCGAACATCATCGGTGTCGTTATCTTCTTGCGACTCTTGCTCTGCTTCAAGTGCTTCTTGGTTTTCGGGCATAGCATCGTAGATACTGCCCACATCAAATTCGTTGTCATTTACACTGTTATCACTCATAACTCTATATCCTTTCGCCGTAGGATTAAACGTATTTCCGAAGTCTCAGCCTTCGTTTGCTGTTGGCGATTTACCGCTCACCAATAACGTGTTTGTGTATATTAAAGAGATTATTGAGCCGTCTTTTTCTTTCGTGTGGCTCTCTTTCTCTTTGCTACTGTTTTGACGGGGGCCGCTATATCCTGCGGTTTACCGCCCATATCCTTATAATACCCGCAGGCTACTCTACGAGAGTATTCGTCGGGGAAGTCTATGTCGTCCGTCTTATCGGATATCCTTTGGTGAACAACATCCTCAAACCTATGCATATGTATAGGAAAACCCACGCAAGTACGGTATAACATCCAGCTTGACTTGCCCCTGTTGGCTATCGTAGCCAACAGTGAGTGAGCAAACCGTGATTTTTCCGCATCTTGCACTGATATTGCAAATGTCTCAACTTCGGAAGCGAAGAAGGCTAAAGCCGCTTTGCTGTTTACAACAGATTTGATCGCCTCGTCAGTCCACACAACATCGCTCAGCAAGAAGACAACCCGCTGTTGCTCAGTCTCCCATAGATCACGACAGGCATCAATCGCACCAACAACACCGCTATGCTCCGAGGGAAGATATACTTCGCCCATCGCCTCTTGTATCTCGGGCCTGTTTGAAACAACCTTGATATCGCAAACCCCGTTTTCTTTGAGCTGGCGGATTGTTCTGAGTATGATAGGCTCACCATTGACAGGCAACAGCTGTTTTACCTTGCCACCAAATCTTTCACACTTGCCCGCCGCTAATATTATAGCTCTCATAATCGCTAACCTTTCCTGCTTTGTCGGTATATATTGAATATGTCTAAGAGATCAAATTTATGGTAATGATGACACTCAACCGTTGGGTCAACCCATATATCAAATCCCGCTTCTCGTATCCTGTCGCAAAAGTAAAAATCCTCACTCAACAACTGTTGAGTACAATCCTCGTTCCATTCGCTCTTTTGGTACGGTCTTTTAAGCTTTTCTAACACCTCTCGCTTAATAAGAACCGTGGTTCCGCCGACCCTTGGAGATATAAAAGGTTTTTTCGGTATCTCATCTATTCCGATAGTGTCAAACCCCGTCTTATCCTTATCCCACTTCAGCACCGACCAATAGCAATCAATCTCCGTACTGCCTGCCATATTGCCTCTCACTATCGGAGTTACCCCCGCAACGACCGGTTTATCGTGCCACAATAACCGCTCAATGGCGTAATCGCTACAAGGCAGGGTGTCAGCGTCTAAAAAGAAGATATGCGTCTTAGAGGCGAATTTGGGCGCATTGAGGAACATATCAATTGCCGTATTGCGAGCCAAGTCGGGACTCTTGCTTGGGATTGACAGATACTCGGCTACTCCCTTGCCGTATTGCTTCATAATCCACTGGTTCACGCGTTCATCAACCTGATGCTCCACGCAATGCGGCTTTACTATCAACACTTTATATGCGTTTTTTCTTAATGCTTTCTTCCGCGGCATTACGCTGCTCCTGTATTCTGCGCAGAAACTTGCTGTTGCATCTGCTGCGACTGGTTAATCCTGTCTTTGATTTCGTCCTTGTTGGATAGATTTGTTGCGTCGATCAGGATGTCCGGCGGTATCATTCCCGGATATTTACTTGCAATACTGTCCAACTCCATAAACCGAAGCATCCGCTCTGTGGGAGCTGTCGGTGAAGTTGTAACCTTAACGCCATACAACCCAAGATTCCCGCTCCTCAACTGTCCTATCAGCTCCTTTGCGGCCATATGCTTGATCATATCATCATAGTTCTTCTTCATCATAGGATACATCTTGTTGTACTTGGCCGCCGCCTCTGTGCCATCCTGCACTGTTTGGATAAGCCTCATCTTATCATCAGGCTTGAGCATCTGCATCATTTCCGGGCCTATAGGCGCCAATGGTTGCGGCTCAGGTAAGCCTGTCCCTATCTTCGCCTCAAGCTTAGCCTGCACTCGCATCATCAGGTCTTTATCCACAAGCGGGCTTTCGGTTATTACGGAAAGTATCTCCTCGTCAGTGTAGAAATCCAACAATCTTATCATATCAACCAGATATTGCCCTACAAGCTCCATCGTGCTGAAGAAGTTATTGAAAGTGATCTCTGCTGACACTTGATTCTGCTGTTGCCTGAGGTTTATAGCCCGTCCGCTCTCTGCCTTGCCGGTGTCAATGCCCATAGTAGCATCGTCAATACCACTGATAGCCTTAGAGTCTTGCGCAAACTGCTGCCCCATAGCGAATATGCCGTTAGGGAATCTGTTTGGTGCAATCTTTTCAATCTTTCCGCCATAATCATCCTCTTCCAAAACAACACCCTCTACCGATCCAAAGTTGGCGAGAAGCTTTCTTTTAGCGGCGTTAATGGCTCTCTTGATAATAAAACCACTATTCGCCGTAGAGTTGAGTATCTTAACCGTCTGCGTCCTGTGGATGTTTTCTTCCTGGTTCAGACTTGTTATGTCGTCGAGCTGACCACCCGCGTAACCCTCGTTCCAGTACGGGCTATAGCGGAATATGGGTATATCAGTAATGCTGTCGCCATAAGGATTTATATCATCTGCGAGTATCTGCTTGTTGACTACAGTAGTCTTATGTAGCCTGTAAGCGTAGTGCTTCTTGACGGTAAAGCGTTCGAGCTTACTGCTCTTGAACCTTTTGTAGGCTTCGTTGTCTTCGGATATAATGCGGCTTACGCCCGTCATCCTGTCTTTTACGATAAGCCCCTTTATAGCCTCTTTCCACCATACGGTTTTTACGCAGAAACGGTAACTCCTCAATACCTCGTCGCGATCATTATCATCCCTATAATCAGAATCATCGTCCTCATCGCACATATAAGCACGTAAAGCGTCGTCGTCGCTGGGGTTATTGCTCAAGCCTACATTGTCGCCAAGCGCGTCCTCGTGAAGTATCATCATACGTTGTTTATCAATCCACTCGGTAACTATCGCATACTTCACGCCCTCGTTTTCATCATTGAGATTATACGTTTCACAAGAAGGGTCAATCTCGACATTGAACAGGCTCTTATGCTTGATCTTAATCTGGCCGTTATCCCCCTCTGTATCGTCAATGTCAAGGTATATATAGCTTTCCGTGTCTATTACGCCGTTCATGAAAGTGTTGGTGTAGGCGGAATCGGCGTTGCTACGATCTTCGGCGTGCTTAACGGTTTCCGTCAGTACCTGTGCTACCGCTTTAGTGCCGTTCTTAACCGGCACCACCCTGATACTATTGCGATTACGCAGATACATACCGACAATACTCTTGTGGATTTGTAGAACTCGTACGCCTTCCCAGACCACTGATTGCCCCTAAAAAAATCTTGATATTCAGCCGCTCTGTCCCTCTGTTCGGAAAGCTTTGTGCTGTCTTTAACGTCTTTGATATAATCAAGGACTGTTTTCTTTGTTTTATCATCTATTTTAGTCATAGCGTCTCCATCAATCAGCACGGTAAATCGGGAATGGTTACACCTGATTGCGGGATAGTATCCCCACTGCCGAGTGGTTCAACTTTGGGTAATACCCACAACCCCATAATCCAAGCATCTGCCCTGTCAGGTGAACAACCAAGTGTTTTTTTGGTGATCGCTTTATCCTCATTGATCAGCTTGCCTGTATGCGTTATTGTATATTTGACCGCACTTATTTGCGATCTCAGAACCTCGTCTTCGGGATAATCTATTTCAAGAGTAGCGACTTTATACTTTGCTCTCCACCACGCTTCAGACTTAAGGTTGGCATACCTATCGCTGTCGTCCGCCTTACCTGCCGAATTAAAGCCTATAGCGTACAAACCCATTTCGTTAAGTCTCGATACGACTTCGTGGCCGATACCAATAACGTCAACTACAACAGTTTTGGCATTATACCTCAACGCCAATATATGTATCTCTCCGGCAACTATCTTCTGCTCCCTCTCACGCATATATAGGGTATCGATTATGCGGGTATTCTCCCACACGTAGATGACGCACTGATCGCCGCCCAGGGAAGGATCGCAACTGATGAATCTGCGTATGTGCGGTTCAACGGTATGCATCTTCGTGAGTTTGTGCAGGGCGGCGGAACTGATGATAGCTCTCTGCTCTTCGGTTATCCTCGCACACTTTATTTCTTGGTCGTAAGTCTCGTTAGGCATCCTATTTTTAGCCTTAATCAGGCCTTCAGGTGAGAGAATGCCGCTTAATTCGCCATCGAGCCGAGAGGCAAACACGCCGGGTTTACAGTTATCAGCCTTGCCAAGCGTTGGTAAGCTTTCGCCCGCTCCAATATTCGCCGCGTTGTCGAAATCACGGGTAACCCAATTCAGCCCCTTGGGAGTGTAGATAAACATAGCCCACCGCCTTGTAACTGCGGCAAGCTCATCTCTCAATCCTTCAGCCATAATCGGCATATAAATCATCGTAGTGCCACGGGGTACCGATGAATATCATCCGCTGCAGAATCGGGGGTAACTTCTGAAACCACCTCTTTTTACGCTCACGCACAGTATGGCTTTCGGCATCTTCTATGTTTACAGGGTCATCTACTATCCCCAGTTCATAATGGTCGCCTACAATATTCCCCAGTACCCCCATCGCCTGTATAGTGGGTTCTTTCAAACCTCTCTTATCACGGGATACTATAATAGAGGATTCTGTCCATTTGCTACTGAGGTCGGTATAATCGCCGTATAATTGCCGAAATAACTGGTTCTGCTCCAGATGGTCTTTAATTGCCCGCAAAAATCCCTTCGCCTCATCCAATATCGCACTTACCAGTAATATCCTTACATTTCTGTCGTTTATCAGGTTCTGTATACTGTACCCCACAGTCACATACATTGTCTTAAAATGCTTACGGGGGGCCATTAAAAGAATTCTATCATTATCCTTGTGTATTATCTCGTCCCACTCCCTATGCACATGCCTTACACAAAGGTCATAACCCAGTATAACGGTATTAAGAAAGAATAAATCCCGCTTCCCCTTCTCTGCCATCCATAAGTAATACGGCTCGTCAGGGGTAGAATCGCCCATTCTTTGTATATTCTTCTCCAACTCCGCAAATTCTTTGTCTGTCATAAGAGGGTTTTAAGAAAAAATAATAAAAAATTTTTATCGCCTTCCGTTTTTATTCCGCCCCATTCCCTAATTATTAAAAAGA